TCCCAGCGCGAGTGAGAGATGGAATAATTGCTTTAAGAGTGTGGGAGGCGAATCGTTTGCAGGTGCTAATGCAAAAGCGCACGGAAGAGGGCGGCAGCATGATTTTTTTTCCTTGTGCCGTAAGTATAGAAGCTGTTTATGATGACGAAGATTTCAAGAGAAACATGGCAAAAATTCTCTACTGCGGCGATGCATTTGTAGAAACGGGATTTGGGCGAGTGGCCCAATACCTGCTTCCTGCCCTTACTCAAAAGCATGAGGTGGTGGTAATGAGCACTAACTACCATGGCGATCCTCATCCCGAAGCGAAAAAATACAAAGTGTATCCAGCCATGCTGCATGGGTCCGATCCGTTTGGATCGCATCGCATTGCCAGCATAATTCAGGCAGAAAAGCCAGATCTTGTTTGGGTGACAAATGATATTTGGATTGCCATTAACTTGTGGGAGCTAGCTAAGCCACTCAAGGAAAAACTGGGTTTCAAGTGGTTTGTTTATACGCCCATTGATTCTTACGGGCTCTTCCCTGAGCTGAAACAGCAAATGGATGGGTGGGATGGTCTTGCCACCTATACGCAATTTGCTGAAAAAGAGCTGCAATTAATGGGATGGGATAAGCCAATTGACATCATCGGGCATGGTACCGATTTTACAAAGTTCTTTCCCCTTGATAAACAACAATGTCGCAAGGAGCTAGGTGTACCAGAAGACGTATTTATCGTGTTTAATGGCAACAGGAATCAGCCGCGAAAACGCATTGACTTAACGCTTAAAGCATTTATCAAGTTTGCAAAAGATAAGGACGATGCTCGCCTGTGGCTCAACATGGGCAGCAAGGACTTGGGATGGCAAGTTGTTCCCTTGTTTAAGCGGATTGCGCGTGACGAAGGTTTTGATCCGACCAGCAAGCTCATCCTGACCAGCCCTCATTTCTCAGTGGACAATTGCCTCTCTATTGAACAGCTAAACCAAGTATATAACTCCGCTGATGTTGGGCTCAACACTTGCATTGGAGAGGGCTGGGGGCTGGTTAATAGCGAGCATGGTTCCGTTGGCGTGGCTCAAGTTGTGCCTGATCATACGAGCCTGGCCGAAATCTTTGATGAAGTTCCTCGCATTCAATGCAACGCTTCCGAAACCGACCGCAATTATGGTCTTGAGCGTCTGCTTCCTGATCCTGAGAGTGCTGCGGAAATCTTGTCGTATTACTACGAAAACCGCGATGCACTAAAGAAAGATGGGCAATGGTGTTACAAGCGCCTGCGTGAAGAGCCGTTTACTTGGCCTTATATTCAACAGCAGCTTCTTGACGTGGTGGAACGCACTCTTAATACAAAATCGCCCGCTCCTGAATTCAAGGGCTTTGGCACTCCCGCAAAAATTGTTTGATCATGCACATTTCTCAAATCTTTCTATCCAACGATCCATCGGAAGAGCTTAGTCCTTTTCTGAAACATGCCACTGGCACCATTGATGCCTGTTTTCCAGATGCAGAGCATAAGATTTATAACAACGAAGAACTGCGTTCTTTCATTGCTGATAACTATGGAGAAGAAGTGGTCTGGGCATATGACACGCTCAAACCTTTCTCTTACAAGGCAGACCTTGGTCGATTCTGTTTGCTGGACAAACTTGGTGGCTGGTACTTTGATATTGGCGTGAGGGCTTTTAATGCCGTAGATCTCGGGCCACGAATTAAGTTTTTGGCTTTTCGTGATATTCAGCGCTTTAGCTACACGAGTTGGGCGTGTGCTACGACGGTGTTTTATTCTCAGCCAGATAATCCTGCATTGCAAACTGCCATTGAAATGATTGTGGCGAATTGCGTTGAGCAATACTATGGCATTACTCCATTGTGCCCCACTGGTCCCACGCTGCTTGGTAAAGCTTTGGCGGCGAATGGCAGTCAAGCCGATTTTATCTATGGCGACTACCTTGAGTTAACGCCAACTCATGGTCAGAAGAACAGGGCATTTGTTCTTCCCGATGGCACGATCATGGCATGGAGCAAGCCTGCCGGGGGCGGTGACTTGACAGGGCTTGGCGCTAAAGGCGTCAACAATTACAATGAGTTGTGGCAGGCACGCAAGGTGTACGGCAATGGTTGATAGCACCATTTACGCCGTGTGCATTCCAGGCGAAAAGGTGCGGTACACGGCCAGGTCTCGCATTGTTCCCATCATGGGAGGAAGCCACGCGTTGAGCAAGGAAAAGCGCGAAAGTCTTCGCGCCGAAGGCTACGTTTTTGATGATGAAAATGCTGCGCTTTCTCCGTTCAACAATCGCTGGGGAGAGCTTTCTTGCGTGCATTGGATGATTAACAATGCAAAAGAGCCCAATCTTGGCAATGCGCAGTATCGACGTAATTGGCTAGAGCCGGAAGCTGAATGGTACTGCCCAGAAACTTTGTACGTGCCAGAACCTGCTCAGTTTTCTTGCACACTTGAGCAACAGTTCTATGGCGGTCATTCTGCTTTTGATGCGCCAGCTATTACACGCAAATTAGCAGACGAGGGTAAATGGATTTTTACGCGCGAGGAGATTGATAAGATCTGGGCGCAATCTTCCTTTATTGGCTGCAATATGGCACGCGGACCCAGGCAGTCTTACCTGCGCCTTATGACAATGCTGTTTGCTGGACTCGCTCCAATTTGGCGCGAAAACAAAGAGCATTTTCTTTCCATTGAAGGCTACGACAAGCGTGCAATTGCTTTCATTGCTGAACGCTTGATTACTGGCATGGTCTTATGTAGGGATAGAATTTTGCCGGGCGTAAAAATTGCTACGGCTCCGATAGGATTTATTAATTAATTGCGTTCAAGCTTAATCATGACCACGAAAGAAAAGCAGGCAAAAGTTGCGAAAGTGATGCGTGAATTTAAAGCTGGCACTCTTAAGGGTAGCGATAAAAAGCCTGTAACAAATCGCAAGCAAGCAATTGCCATTGCTCTTTCTGAAGCTGGCATGAGCCGTCAAGGCAAGAGCGACGCCTATTGGGATAATTATTTCATGACTCTCATTGGAGAAGAGGAGGAAGAAGGGGAAGAAGAGGAGGAAATGGAGGATGGTTCCTGCGGAAAAAAGCGCTAAGGGGTGACGCCGAAAGCTTTGCCCCTCCTGCCGCCGTGCGATCTGCTGCGCGTCGTGGCTTAGAACTACGCAAGAAACATGGAAAAGGAGGCTTGACGACGCAGGAGGCAGGTAAGCAGGGCATTGGAAGCGGTGTTGCTCGTGCAGGCGATTTAGCCGGTGGCAGCAAGGTTAGTTTTGCCACAATCAAACGCATGTCTGCATTTTTCTCTCGCCATGAAAAGAATAAAAGTGGCGGCGAAGATGATGCTGGTTACATTGCTTGGCTTCTATGGGGCGGCGATGCTGGTAGGGCATGGGCGAATCGCATTATTAAGATGGTGGAAAGTCGCAAGAAAGACTCATGAGCGAATACGTGCGCGTCATTGAAGAAGAGGATGAAGGTATTGGCGTGATGAAAGCTCTGGCTATTTTGTCGGCGCACGAGCATCGCAATACTTCCTTCTGGCGACTTGTTGAGCAGCAGCATTTCAAGAATGGCCGTTTGGAGGAAACGCATATTTTCGTGGAGAATCACTACGAAAAGCCAGACGAGCATTTTACGCCCATCAAGATGCTCGTCTTTGAGGCCGAAGCGATTGCAAAGTCCTATGTAATGAGCGGCATTGAAGATCAGCTTCTTGATTTGCAAGATGATGATGACGACGAGGATTGATTATTCGTTTTCTTAATAAATGGTTGTTATTGAGAATTCAACTAATTTTTGCAATGAATGATGGGTAGCCCATCAGCCACAGCACGCTAATTCCATAGAGGCCACTAAGAGTGCGAATTTGGACGCAATCTGGTGGGGCAGTTCCTTTTTCAATGCGGCAATAAGAGCTTTGACTGATGTGGAGTTCTTTTGCTACGTCATGTTGCGTGAGACCAGCATTAAGCCGAGCCTCCTTAATACGGCTTGCAATAAGAATGCGTGCTTCCTGGTGGGGAAGTTTAAGAGCGTCTGTCGTGCTACGTGCCAAGAACATCACAAGAATTTATTCCGTTTTGCATAAGCTCATAAAGTATAACATTTGCTTCTTGATAAAGTATGAATATGAGCACCATTTCCTGCCGATACGATTTCTCTCCTATTGAGAAATACGAACTCACGCCGGAAGGTTATCTTCGGGCATGGGCTTCTATCGCACGCACCGGAATCCAGCACTACACAGATAGTGATGGTTCCATTCGTCGCGAATATCGTCCTGAAACAGAAGTGGCGTCTCCCGATAGTCTTGCTTCGTTTGCGGGCAAGGCCATCACTTCAGAACATCCGCCTGTGCTTCTCGACTCAGAGAATACTAAAGACTACCAAGTGGGCTTTAGTGGCACTGAAGTGGTGTACGACAATGGTTTCGTCAAGGCAGTGATGACCATCACTGACGAAGACACCATCAAGCGCATCATGAAAGGCGATGCTCGTGAGGTAAGCGCGGGCTATAGGGTGAATTATGATCCTACGCCTGGCGTTACAGAAAACGGTGAGCATTACGATGGAGTCCAAAAGGAAATCATCGGCAATCACATCGCTGTTGTTCGCCGGGGCCGCGCCGGCCCGCAAGTGAAGCTCCATCTTGATAGGCAAGATGCTGCCGATCCATCTTTATTTAAAACAACTGAGGAACGTCTTATGACTGCCAAAGTCGTATTCGACGGCGCCGAGTTCGAGGTGAGTGAGGGCGTTGCTCTTGCTATCACCAAAGAACGGGAAGATGGCCGTATGTCCTACGAGGACATGAAGAAAAAGTACGACGAACTGCAAGCCTCCGCTGCTTCCATGAAAGAAGAAATGGATGCAATGGAAAAAGAAATGAAGGGCAAGTGCGATTCCGCTGAGGGTCGTGCTGATGCTCTGGCTGAGCAGATCGAAGAACTGAAAGCCGAACTGGCTACTGCTCAAGAAATCAACCTTGATTCCATGGTTGAAGAGCGCGTGGCTCTTATCGAGAAGGCTAAGCCTGTTCTTGATAGTGCCTATGCATTCGCTGGCAAAACTGCTCGCGAAGTGATGGTTGATTCCATCAAAGCAGTGCGTGGTGATGAGCTTGATCTTTCTGAGAAGAGCGATGACTACGTGCAGGCAATGTTCGACACTCTCTCTGAGGGGCGTTCTGACTCTGCCACCACTGACGAGCTGCGTAAAGCCGTAGCTTCCATTGCTTCTCCTGTTTCTGCACCCTCTGCCTACATGGACATGCTGCAAAATGCTTGGAAGAAGCCCCTTTCCATCTCCAAGGAGGCTAAGTAATCATGGCCGTAACTTTCTCTGCTTCGGGCACTGCCTCCGCTGGTGGCGTGCAACAGAGCTATGCTCTGGAGCATGCTGCACTGCTGGAAGGTCAACTGTCCGATATTCGCGACAACACCATCGGCACCTACATCAACGAAACCGGCGCTGTGCTGCCTTTCGGTAATGTGGTTGTGTATAACACCGCTGGCACTGCCGCTAATTCTGCTGCTACCATTTCTGGCGCTTCTGACACTGTTCAAGGCGTGAATGTTCTCACCTACGTTGACGAAACTGCTCTTGATTCCAATAGCCGTCCTGGCGTGAAGAATCAGCAAGTGCTGAACGTTGCCAATGAGGGCGCTGTTGCCGTCTATGTGACTGGCGCTGTTACTCCCACTTCGCCTGTGCGCGTGCTGTATTCCGCTAGCGGCACTGGCAAGGCTGGTCAATTCTCTCACGCATTTGCTTCTGGCAAAACCGTTCGCCTTGCAGGCGCACGTTTCCTGAGCACCACCACTTCCAGCGGCATTGCAATTCTGGAGCTGAATGGCCCCAGCTTTACTCTTTCCGCTGATTCTTGATAGGAGGCCCTAACAATGTCTGAATTCCGTATGGATGACGCGGGTCTGTTCCTTGAGCGTCAGCTTGAGTACATCCGCCCCCAAGTGTTTGAAGTGCAGTATGCGGATATTAAATATCCGACCATTCTGCCTGTTACTAGCGAAGCTGGTCCTGGTGCCCAGACCTTCACCTATCGCATCATGGACTCCACTGGTGAGTTCAAGCTGATCGCTGATGCCGCTGATGATCTGCCCCG